GGTCGAGCGCGAGGAACCGAGCCAGCCCATCAGTGCGCCTCGCTCTTCGCGTGCTCGGCCTGAAAATCAGCGAATTCCTCGCGCTCGGGCGGCTCGAAATGGAACACCGCCGACAGCTCCTCGCGCACCCGGTAGGCGTGTTCAGGCCCGCCCAGAAGCTCGGCTGTCAGCAGCACCGCATGCTCCAGCGTTTCGCGCAGCACGAACGCGTAGTGCTGCTTGAGCGCGTCGGAATCGCCCTGCCACGCGGTCGAAGCGCGCCAGTCGATCACCGCCGGCACGATCGCGCCGGCGAAACGCTCCGCATGCAGAAGGAAAAACGGGTTGGGCAGGATCCGACCGAAGATGAGGCACCACATATTGGCGATGTCGCGGCACGGCGAGGCGCTGTCGCCGTCGGCGACGTCGTCGGCAAGATGGCTCGCCGCGAAGAGCGCCCCGAGAAAATCGGCCGCGCGCGCATTGTTGCGGCACCAGCGCATCAGCAGCGCGTTCTCGCGCGCGAGCGCTGCTTCTGGCGCGGCGTCCGACGCATCGGCAGGCGGTTGCGTGCTCATCTTTTCATCCCCGTCTGAATCACGTCCCAGCGCGGCGCGCCGAGCCGCCAGAAGCTCGGCGCCGACATCGACGCGATCTTGATCCGCGCATGACGCCCTTGCGCTTGAAAGCTGATCCGTGTGGTCGCGGCGTTCACGGTCCAGGGGCCCCAGAGGGTCTCCGCGCCGTTCGGCTCCATCTGCGTCAGCAGCGAGATCTGTAAATTCCCGCTCACGTCCTTGAAATCGGGCAAGAGGCCGTTGACGCGCACCAGCGTCTCGCCCTCGCCCATATCGAACGCGCCGCTGATCAGCTCCTCCCCGATCGCCGCGCCGTCGGCGCTCATGCCGGTCTCGTGGTCGTAGACATAGCCGTCCGCGCTGACGCCGATCGGCGCGGTGAACACGCCAGCGTCGATCCAGGCCGTGCGCGCGAGCTCGCCCGCCGTCCAGGTCCGCTCGATCGTGTTGTACGCGACATAGCGCGAGCATTCGTTCCCGTCGCGCTCGTCGGGATAGAACCACCACACCTCGTTGAACTGCCCGACGACGCCGCAGGCGATCTTGTCCGTCTGATCATAGTCGATGTGCTTGAACACGTGGTCCTTGAGCGGACAATCGAGCGGCTCGGGCGCCCCGCCCGCATAGGCGTGGAATTGCTTGTTGGCGCCCATCCACCAGGCCTGCCCGTCGCGCTCGGCGGCCGCATGTGGACCGATGAGGCCGCAATTGGACGCGACCGGGGGAAACCCGAACACCGCCGCGCCATCGAGCAGGCGCATCTGGTAGAGCGCCGTGTCGGTCCAGATCAGTGACGGCGCCCCGGCTGCGCCGCCGACGATGCGCCCACCGTCCGAGAGCGGATATTCGCCCGCCTTGTTCGTGCTCGCGGCGGTGTAGTTCGTGTAATCCTCCTGATCGCTCCAGCGCACCAGCATCGGGTCGAACTGTCCCGTGCCCTGCTCGGTCGTGCCCAGGAGCACGACGAAGCGATTGGGATCGACGAACATCGAATCAATCGCGCTTGGCGCGCCGGACACGGCCGTCGCCAGCGCGGCAGGATTGCCCTGCCATTCATAGAGCGTCCCGCCCTTCGGAACGGCGAGCAGGAACTCGCCCCAGTGATCGAGACTCCACGTGCGCAGGAACCCCGATCCGGCCGTCGCAAGCCCGTATTGCCCCGAGCCGTAGGTCCCCAGCCCGTAGCCGCCGCCCTCGCCGGCGTCGGCGAGGCCGGCGGCAAGGCCCGATGGCGTGACGTCGTACAGCACCCCGCCCTCGACGAGGTAGAGCTTGGTGTGCGTGCCGAGGGCGAGCTGGGTGTCGCGCGCGCGGTTGATCCAGGCGTGGATCCCGCGGCACTTGCCGTTGAGCTGCGTCGCGAAGCGCTTCGACCAGCCTCCGATCGGTTGCGGGCGCCCGCGCACGAAACGCACGCGGTTGCCGCTCGACCAATAGGGCTCGCTGGCGACGTCGGTGTCGTCGATGACAAGCCCCGGCGCAAATTTGAGCTGGGTCAGCACCTCACCCGCCCCCGCCCCAGCTGCCTGCGGCGGCGATGTAGACCAGGCAGATCCGCGCGCCCGGCTGGTCGCACACCAGATCCTCCGCCGTGCTCATGATATGCTTCCCGTTCCTGGCGATCGTCAGCGGCCGGGCCGGGATCCAGCTGTTCGAGTAGTCCATGAGCTCGACGACAGCGCCGTCCGGCGGCGAGGCCGGGAGTGTCACCGTGAACGCGCCGGCGGGATAGGTGTTGCAGAGGAGCCGGTCGCCGGGGACGGCGGTGTAATTTGCGGCCTTGTACGCCCACGCGCTCTGCGCCACCGCCGCGATCTGCGCCAGCACATAGGCGCGCGTGGCCGCGTCCTGCGCGCTCGTCGGATCGGCGAGGTTCTGGATCCGCGCCGCGCCCGCATTGAGCATGCGCGTGCGGTAGCAATCGGTCCCGTCGCAATAGACCGAGACGATCTCGCCAGGATCGATCGCCGCAGACGCGCCCGCGGCCGTCTTCACGTTCACCGCCGCCGTGCACGCATTGTGCACGAGATAGACCTTCTCCACCGCCGGCACGGTGACGTTAAAGCCGCCCGCGCCGGTGAATTTGAGCGCGGCCTTGCGCGCCTGGTCGGTGGCGTAATTGACGCTCGTCAGCGTCACATTGCCTTCCACCGCCACCGCAGCGAACCCGCCGACCGCCTCGTCGATCAGGTCCATCTGCGAGACGTTCTGCTCGCTGCCCCAGGTGTTGAGGTAATCGCCCGTGCCGATGCGCTTGAGCCTGAGGCGCGTGGTCGCCGTGTCCGCCATCGCCGCTACACCGCGCTATTGTCGTGGACGTAGCGCCAGGCGCTCCCGTCCGAAAAAACCGGCCGCGCGGTCGAGTCGAGATAGGCCAGCGCGCCAGCGAACCGCGCCGGCGGCGCGCGCGCGTTGAGAGTCGCCGCATCGGCGTAGCGCGCCAGCGGAATCGGCGACTGGCGCAAACCCTCGAAGGCGCGCTTGACGTCCTCGGCGAAGCGCTGCGCCCAAGTCGGCGCTGTGGCGTCGAGCACGATCATGAGAGCCGCCCATAGATGCGCCCGGCGCGCGCGGCCGCGTATTGCGAGCGCACCGCGATCGCGTTCTGCACCTGCATCGCCGCGCTCATCGCGCCGCCATAGATCTGACCCCACACCTGGACGCGCGCGTCATCGCCGAGGCCTGGCGCGCTCGCGAGCAGCGTGCCATAGAAATAGAGGTCCCAATAGCGCGCGAGCACGTCATTCGTCGGCGCGGCGTCCGAGAGCTTCGGCAGCCGCTTATAATAGCGGGTCGCGATCGTGTAGACGCCGTCAGGCGTCGGCCCAAACCGGAAATTGTCGCCGAAGAGCGCATAGACCGCCGGCGCGCCGGTCTGCGCCGGGGTGTAGATCTGCTCCAGCGCCTGCAGCTCCATCGCATCGAGCGGCCGGATCGGATCGCTCTGGCAGGTGAGCGAGATCGTCTCCAGGAGATCGGCCGGCTTGGCCATAGTGGCGACCCCGCTTGTGGTCGTCTGGTTGAGCGTCGTCTCCAGCTCCGGCACGCGCAATTCGCGTTCGATCGCGAGCTCGGCCTGGCCGATGAGCCGCGGCAGCCGCGCCTGGAACGTCGAATCGCCGGCGCGCAGCAGCTCGTCGCTCACCGCGCTCTTCAGCTCGGCATAGGTCGCGATCGTCATAGCCGCCCTTCCCAGGTGCGAAACGCGCGCCGCTCAGGATTGTTGAGAAACCGCCGCCAGGCCGCCGGATCGTGAAACCAGCCCTCGCGGAAGGCCTGGTCAATAAACACCAGCGGCACTTCCGCCACATGGCGGAAATCGAGCGGCCTCACCACATGCGTGTCGCGGATCGCGCGCACGAGATCGAGCGTCGGCTCGCAATCCTGCTCGGTATAGAGTCCCCACTCGCCATCGCCGTTCTCAAGATAGAATTCGGCTTTGTCCGTGAGCGGATCAAAGCCCAGGAGCTCCTTCATCGTGCCGCCTTTCTGGGCGCGCGCCGTGGCGGCGGGGACGCTTCGTCCGTCTCCGCCGCCGCGGGCTCTTCGGTTGCGCCGGGCTCTTCGCCCGGCAGCGGCTGATCATCGCCCGGATCGGGAACCGGCGGCGGCGGGGCGCGCGGCCCGTCAACGCTCACTGCATAGCCGTTGGCCTGCAGCGACGCCGCCTGCGCCTCGGTGCATTCAACGCGCGCGCCGGGCTTGAGCCACCCGCCAGCGCCGTCGCTCACCTTCTCCGCCGCCAGAATCTCGATCCACGCCATCCGATCAGCCCTACGTGTTGAGATCGGCGATCTTGGCGTGCGCCGCCTCATTGCCGACCTGCAGGCACGCCTCGCAGAGCAGCAACAGCTTTTCATTGTCCCCGCTCTTCGCGAGCGGGATCCGTTTCATCCGCCGCAGATACGCGATCTTGTAGTAATTCTTGTCGAGCAGCAGCACCGTGCGCGCGCGGTGGAAGCGGCCGGGCAAGAGCTTGATGTCGCCAAAATCGCTGGCGTAGAGGCTGGCCGAGCCTTGGATCTTGTTCGCCGCCACGATCTCGCGCGAGGAGGCGCGGCCGGTGAAGCCGGATGCGATCTGCTTGGCCGTGGGGCCGAGCAGCGCGCAATCGGGCTCCCCGCCCGCTTCCCACGCCTGCTTCACCGCGGCCTTGAACAGCGTCTCGGTGAAGTCGCGCTGGGTGCCGTCGGTGAGTGCGGTGGTGTCATTCGCGCCATTGGCGCCGGTCGATCCGTAGCTCACGTTCGTCGTGATGAAGTGCTCCATCGCGCGGCTCTTGCGCGGCGCGGTCTGATAGCCTGAGCCGTCCACCGTGCCGGCGCTCCTGGGCTGCTCGCCGGCGAAGATGCGCTCCATGTCGCGCTTCAGCTCCTTGCCGCGCTTGGCCGTCTGGTAGTCCATTTCCGATCCGCGGCCAGCCTTCTTGACGGCCTCCTGCGTGCCGGAGACGCCCACCGTCTTGCGCAGGATCTGGCAGTTGTTGCCGAGCCGCGCGGTCGGCGCGGCGAGCGCGATCGTGGGATCATCGCCTTCCAGGCCCGCATTGGCCGCGTCCACCGCCGCGAGCGAATCGGTCTGCCATTCGTGCAGCACCGCTTCGGCGGTCCCCTGGCCCGCCATCGAAATAAACGGCGTGTCGCTCGGGCTGATCATGTAGATCTTGTCCTGCAGATCCTCGCGGTTGCCCACCGCGCGGCCTACGGAAAAGGTTCCTGCCGGAACTGCCATCGTTCACTCTCCTGATGCGACGGGGCTCAAAGCTTCTCCGTCGCGGCTATGAGCGCGGCGACATCGTCGATGCTGCCGCTCGTGCGGGCCCGTTCGCGCAGCGCGCGTGCGCGCCCCGCGTCCTGGCCCCGGTTGCGGTTGGGTTTGGCGCCGGGCTCGATCGCGCGCGGCTGCCCTTTCGACTTGGGCTGCAGCTTGTCCCTGCGGGAGGCCAGCAGCCGGTCATAGAGCCATGCCTTGCGCGCCACGAGCATGGCGCGAGGATCGGTGATTTGCGCCAGATCGTCTTCCGAGAAGCCCCAACTGAGCATCGCGGCTTTGATCTCGTCGCGCTCCCGGGCGAGGCGCTTGGGATCGCGCCATTCCGGGATCAGGGTAGGGAGCTCCTTCATCGCTTGAGCGAGCTCGCTCTGCAGCGCGGCGCGCTGCTGCTGGAGTATCCCCTGGACCATCGCGCCGAAGGCCTGCTTGAACTCGCCGGCCTTGGCGATGATCTGGTCGCGCACCTGCTTGGCGCGGAATCCCTCGGCGGGATCCTGCAGCATCAGCTGGTTGACGATCGCCTCACTCGGCGCCTGGCCTTCCAGGTACTTGGCCACTTCGCCGAGCAGCGCGGCGTAGGCCTGCCGCTCGGCCACGACCGAGGTCGCGTGCGTCTCGAATGCGCGGCGCTCTTCGGCGAGCTTCTGGCCGCGCTGGGTCAGACTCGCATTGAGGCCGTAGCCCTTGGTGAGCTCGTCGAGCGTGACCTGGCGCTCCTCGCCGTCGACGATGACCTTGTAGCGGCGCGCGGAGGGAGCTTCCTCTTCCTCGTCGTCGTCGCCCACATCATCGTCGTCATCCTCGCCGTCGTCCTGCAGATCGTCCTGCGGATCGTCCTCGTCGTCTTGCAGATCGTCCTCGTCATCCTCGCCGAACGCGCCGCCGTGATCGTCGTCATCGCGATCACTGAGCGCATCGCCGGCCGCGCGGACATAGCGCCCGCGCGCGTCGCGGCGCTTCTGATCCTGATCGAGGTCGGTGATCTCCGAGGCCGCTCTCTCTAGCGAGAACGTGCTCGGGTCCATGCCCGGCCGGGTGATGGACTCATTCGCCATTTCGACTGCTCCTTTTTGCGTGCGCGGCGTCAAATCCGTCGCCGCGCCTGCGTGAGCGTGTGAACATCACGCTCAAGCAAAGCGCCCTCGACAGCGAAGGCGCTCAGATGCTCCTGCACGATGCGAAGCATCGTGATGGCGTCCCACAGCCGCTCACGCTCGGCCGTCTGGTCCGACTGCGTGCGCCGCCAATGCTCGATGTAGATCGCCTCGACCGCCTCGAACGTCTCGATCAGCAGCGGATCGGCCATCAGCGCCTGCGCATGGCGCGCGCGGGCGGCGCGCTGCTCTTCGCTCTGGGCGCGGGCCTCGCGCCGGCGCGCCTGCTCGGCCTTGGACACCCCCGCCCAGCAGAGAAAGCCCGTGCGCACGGCGCGCGCCATCGCGATCCAATGGCGCAAGAGCGCCCTCATGCGCCTTCACCGCGCCGGGTCGGCGTCGCGTTGTCAGATCCAAGCGGCGCGACCTTGCGCCGGCGCGACCAGATCGCCGCGACAATGTCGACAAGCGTGGTCGCCGCCAGCAGCAGCGCCGCCAGCGCCGCGGCGATGACGGCGCCGGCGATCACGCTCACCGCGATCAGACACGTCAGACCCATATCGCCCTCCCGTTCTCAGGCCGCCAGCAGCAGAACCGCCGCGGCCGCCTCATCGTCCTCCAGGGCCGCCTGACGCGCCGCCTCAAAGTCATGACCGTCCGGTAGCGCCGCTCGCAGCTGCGCCGCCAGCGCTGGCCGGAGGCGCAGCAGCGCGGGGTCCAGAAGGTAGATCCCACGCGGATCGTCCGGCGCGCGCTCGCCAAACCCCAACGCCGCGCGCACCTCCGGCGCCATCGCCGCCACCAGCGCCGCCGGCGCGGGCGGGTGGAAGGGCGCAGGCGTCGGTCGCTCCGCCGCGCGCGCCGGCGGCTTGCGCCGCTTCCGGCGTTTGCGCCGCCGCTTGGGCGGCGCGTCGTCGTCAAACCGCCGCAGCCCCGGCCAGTCGTCGAACGGCCGGCGCCCGTCGCCGGGCGTGTAGACGAACCCGCCCCCGCCGCCGGGCGCGGCGCCCGCGCCCTCCACCGCGATCGTCGCGGATGGGAAGCTGTCCGGATCGGCAAACGCCGCTGCAGTGATCGTCACCGCGCC